GTTCTGCAGGAGCAATAGCTCCTGCTGCTGCAGTTGCAGAAACTCCAGTCAATCCCATTACTTGTTCTGTTGGAGAAATAGCTCCGACAGCAGAAGTTGCTGAAAGTCCAGTAGGTTGAACTGTTGGATTAGATGTAACGTTTGGAGCACCTACTGCAACCGTTGCTGAAAGTCCTGTTAATGATTCTGTATAATCTCCTCTAGCGACTGGAGTACCTACAGTTGTTGTTGCTGAAAGTCCGGTTAAAGGAACTCCTTCTCCAACAACAATTGCACCTGCTGCTGAAGCTATAGCTTGCCCTGTTAATGATTCGGTATAGTCTCCTCTAGCGACAGGTGTTCCGACGGTTCCTGTTGCAGAAACTCCTGTTAATCCCATTACATCTGCAGGATTTAAATAGAATATTCCACCATATCCATCTTCACCCCAAGTTTGATATCCCCACGTTACATATGGAAGAGAAGCTGTTGCAGAAACTCCGGTTAAAGAAACAGTGGTCGCATTTTCGCCCCAGTTATTATCGCCCCACGCATCACGGCCCCAACCATCAGTTGCGCCTGCATAAGCTAAATCACCTAAAGCTGTTGTTAAAGATTGTCCTGTTAAAGATATATCAAGAGCACTTTCTCCCCAGTTCTCTGCTCCCCATGTATCAGAGCCCCAACCTAATTCGTTGAAAGGTGTAACGGTACCGAGTGCTGTTGTTAAAGATTGTCCTGTGAGTGGAACATCAACGGCTCCTTGATCTCCCCATTGATTCTGTCCCCAGGTGGTTCCGGATTGTCCCCAAGTATTTGCCATAAGGAAGGACTCCTTATGCTAGCTGAATAATAGCTGTAGCTGCGGCTGCTGCTGGAAATTCAATAGTGAAAGTTCCACTAGTAACGGTTTTATCTCCACCGAATGCAATGGTACAAACAGATGGATCACCTGATGCATCATCATTGAAAATCATACATCCATTAGCTGTGAATGTAGCAGATGACCAACTAGTATTAGCAAAATCACAAACTGCAGTATCTGAATCTAAAACTGGAGTTACACTCGTTAAAGCATTTCCTTTAGCAGAATATGCACTTCCAGATGTATTAGTAATTTCGTTAGTGGCACTATATGCCGTTGTTGATTTATTAATAGTTGCTGAACTTGTATATAAAGCTAGATTAAAAGTATTTCCAGTTGATGCAGTAAAGTCATGAACAGCTGTTAGAATCTCTGTTTTGAAACTATTACAAATTGCTGATGTTATTGCCATAAGTTTTCTCCTAATTATTGAGGCGGTGACTCGATCGGTATTCTTATTGTACCATCCGTGTAATCGTCTCGTCTTCTTCTTCCAATTTGCATACTTGCAAACTTTTGTAGGTCTTGTTTATACTTTTGCTCATACAATGTCAACATGTCTTGTGGACCTTTTAAAAATCCATAGGCTTCCACCAAACAGGCATAAAGTAGCCCTTGTGGGAAGTACCTACTTACATAAGTCCCAGAAGTATTAGTCCCTAATCCTGTTGGCATTGCATTTCCGTATATTTTAATAACATAATTGGCATCTGGAGTAGGAGCCATTGTAATAGATCCCGAAGTAGTATCTGTTAATCCCGTTGCTCCTCCGAACATAGCATAATATTTAGGTTTTCCTGTAACATCAGCTCCAGATGTTGTAGATCCTTCAGGACCTGTTAGTCTTCCCACATACTCACTTAAAAAAGTTTGATCACGTTTTTGTAACCACGTGCCCTGTTCCGTAGAATCAGAAGTATTAAAAACTTTCACACCTCTTACAAATTGAAAACCTGCTGGAACTCTAACAGTATTAACATCTGTAGCCACCGTTCCTTCCCACTCTTGTCTATCTGAGTCCATAGGAATATCAATATTAATTCTATATTCTGCATTTTCTATAAATCTACCTAGAGTAGCACCACTAAAAACAGTACTATCTACTTCAGTATAACTTCTAATGTCAGCTTCTAATGCTGAAAGTGTATATCCTGCCATTATGCGCTTATAGTTACCGGTCCAACGGACAACGGAAACCCTCCTCCTGTTGCAACACTTGTTGCGTTTGTATCAGCACTAAACCAAAACCAGTCTGTTCCATAAGTTCCAGATGTATCAGTTGAACCACTAATATATTTTCCTACAGTTATAGTATACCCAGCTGCTTTTGCAATCGTAGATCCTGTAATTCCACCCACTCCTTCTGGAGTTTGGTAAGTTCCTGCAGGACCAGGTGCTCCTCTAAATCTTTTAGTACTAGCTGAATAACCATGACCAGGTAAAACAACATTTACTATAGGTGATGCTACACCATATGTAGTTAAGGCATCATCAGCTAATAAATCTGTTACAGCAAACTCTGTTCTAGCAGGTTTTGCATGTTGTAAAGCTTGTGGATCTGCTCCATGTGGTCTTGGTGAAACTTGAGGCTGTTTAGGTTCATATTCAGAATTATGTACCCATGCACCATTCCATTCTTGAACCATTTCTCTGTATGGAAATGCTGCGCCTGATCTATCAGAGACCATTAATGAATATCTACCTTTAGAAAATTTTCCCATTATTCTTTAAACCCTTTATGTTTTAACCATGCTTTCACTTCCTTATCTGGTGCTGAAGAAACATTAGCATAAGTATCTGGATCCATGGTTTTACTTTCATCATCTACCGTAATTTTTTTACCTTCAATATCTTTCGTGGTAACTTTTTTATCTTTTAATTTTAATCTTTTTTTTCTACTTTTTTTAATTACATCTAATACTTGATCTTTTCTTCCAGCCGCAGTTTGAGAGAGTATTTTTTTAACAACTCCCATTCCTTTAGTTAATAATGTCATTATATATTTGGATAATAAGTTTTCGGTGTAATATACGTACTCGCTGCTGATCCATCCTCCGCTAAAGCTCTTGTTAATTCATCTTCATACAATAATTTCATTTCCTGTGTTCTTTGTGGTGCATATTTTTGAGATAAATAAAATGCTAAACCTGAAACCATAGAAGGTACAAATCTATAAGGTGCATCACTTGCATTAGTATAAGCACTTCCAACATCTTGAATTCTAGCTACATAATAAATACTAATATAATTATCTGCAGCAGTTGAATCTGCTGTTGGATAAATTGTAAGTGTAGTTTTATCGATGAGTCTTTGTACCCAAAATTGACTTGGAGTACCTTTAGTAAGTTTGTTTGAAAATGCTGCGTAAGTAGATCTATCTACTTTCGTCAATGGTAAATCTGTTTGACTTGTTGTATTATAATTAGTTCTGTATGAAGCTAACATAATGTCAGCTATTCCATAAATTCCATTTGATGGTGCAGTAGTTGCACTTGTTCCATCACCACTACCTCTGTAAAAAATATACTCAGTAGTACCTTCTGATAAATCAATATTAGTTTGACCTACTTCCCAAAAATGAATTCCTCTATTACCCCATTCCTGGAATAATATATTTAATGATCTTCTAGCACTTAATAATTGATGACCCGCTGTACCAACTAATCCAATTCTTTCGTATGCTTCCGCAATAACTTCATCAATTGAAAAAGTTTTATCAAATGTATAAGAGCCTGATGTTGTATTTGCCATCTAATCTCCTATCCATAAAAGAACGTAACCATATCAACATTCGATAACGTTGCTTTTGCCGATGTTTCACATCTAAGCCCTGTTCCTGGAAAGACAACAGTTTTCACTACCGCTGTTGAAGCACCCGTAGGCACATCAAAAACAGCGAGAGATGTAGCATTATCTAAAATAGTAATACTCCCTGCTGCCTGATCATTTACATAGTAAAATCCTAGTACTCTAGCCGGACCTCCAAAAATAGTTCCTGTTGCAGTCAGTTTTGTTGTTTTTATATCAACTGGATACGACATATTTTTTATCTCCTTAAAAAGATGCTCCCGAAGGAGCATCTTTAATTATTTATTAAGACTCTTTAGCCCAAACACCTTGAGCTTCAACTACTGTCCAAAAGACAGTAGAGTTTAAAGACGCAATTTTAACAAAGTCACCAACTTTAGATGTTGATTTTGTATTAATCACATCTTTGTCATCTGTCAAAGATCCTAGGTACAAAATACCATCACTTGAATTAGGACTAATAGTTAAAGTATTAGTTCCGTCTTCAGCCGTGTTTACAAATGTAAATGTATTTCCAATTGCAATCGCCGGAAGTGTGAATGTTGCACCGTCAGTTTTTGATGTAAAGGTTTTTCCTGAGTCCGTAGAAATAACTACTGTATAAGCAGATTCCTTTGGAACGATATTATATCCAGATCCTTCTTTACCAACCAAAACTGGTCCTCTGAATGTTGTTTTTGCCATATTATCCTCCTAGTTTCTGAACATAGTCTCTAGGCCGTCGACTATACTCGTCTATGTTCTTAATTAATTGTATAGTGATTTATTTATATAGTAGATTTTAGTAGAGTGCAAGAGATCCCTGCATGAAAGTACGATTTCAGCGATGTGGCGTTTATTTAAGTAGCCACAGAAATTTGAGGGGCAGAATTCCTGATTTTATTTTCTCTATCAGCAATCTTGGATTCCTCCAATTTAATTTCAGTGATGGTCTGTTTGATTCTCTCATCAATTTCAACCATGTCCAGAGTATATTTACCACTTTGTTCATACTCAGACTGCCACCTCAACTCCAAGGACCTTTTCGTATTGTATAGGTCTTGTAACATCAACAACCTCC